CGGCGTTCTTGAACTCGTCCTTAATGTTCTGATGTCTCCACCAGTAGTTCACCACAGCCTCAGCAATAACCGCCTCTGCAGCCTGCTCTGGCTTGACGGCATTCACCGTAATCTTCGGATAGTTCACCGAAACGCTGGGGACAATAACATTCACCGTGGAAAAACAAATGTTCACCAGCAAACGGTCAGCGTCACTGTAATACTCATAATGGCGACCACGATACAGGTCGCTCATACGCTTCCAAATCTGGTCAAATCCCTCCTCTTTGCGCCACCTCTTGGAGGTTTCCAATTTCTTGCGATAACTGGTCAAACGGTCAAAGTTTGATTTCCGTGCCATTACTTGCCCCTACCTTTATGCCATCCGATATGTTCATCCAATTTTGTTGCCACACCATCCACCTTGTCTGCGACACGTTCCAACAATGCACGCCCCTCGGCGTGCTGGTCACTGTTTTCCTTGCGCAACTTCTGAATAACCACAACCAGCGGTCCACCGATTACGGCAACGACAATCGGGACCAATATGGTTTCCATACATCAAACCCAACGTGTCCCAACAGGTTGTGGGTCATAACCGTTAATCCGAGCATCAGAAATAGCCTTATCGGCACGTTCCTTAATGGTCGGTCCGTGGAACTCCTCTTTGCCTTGGGTGAACCCCAAACGGACAGTTTTTATGTGGCAACCGAAGCAAACGGCACCCCTGCGAGGCAACTCGTCAACAACAAAGCCCCTAGAACAGATTTTGCAAACTAAATTCATACAATTATGACCCGTTTGTTCCCCAAAAACTAGAAACGGCGGTCAACCCTAATGTTATGTGCCCCCAAGGGCACCCTAGAAACGGTTGCATTACCCATAATGTGGGATTCCCACCACATTAAACTGTTTTTGGGAACAACATTCGGGTTCTGATACTCAGGCAACCACACATATTTCAGCATCTGGTTGGCGACAGCCAAACTGATAGTGCGGTCATCGTACGGGCTGCCAGTCATACGCCCATTAGATTTGCGGACAAACGTCCGCAATTCCGCAATCGTCTTTTCACACACCAAAAAAATGTCCTCGTTGCGGATGGCGGCGACAAGTTCGTCAATCATCAACGGCTTACTGGTGGTAGTTGTCCGCCAACCCAACTGCTCCGTAGCATCCGAACGGATACGGTCCAATCTACGAGTCCTGTATAGGTTGCGGTACCCTAGCCGTTGAGCAGCCTTCAGGCTGGTCAAACCGTGGTTGTTGTTTTCAATACCCAACAACGCCCCGTTATACCACCACGCCAACAACGCCAAATGTTCACCAAACAAATCTGGCTCCAAATGACCGTGCCAATGCGCAACCACATCACCATTCCTAGCGTTAATAATATGAGCAGAACTATAATCGCCGTGCTGCAAACCTTCAGCAACGTCAGCCCCAATCACATAAACACCCTCAGGGTCTGGGGCAGACCACACAGACAACTCGCCATCATCCGACAATATAAACGTCTGAGAACCATCCGCATATTCGTGATAATAGCCAACATCAGGTTCCATCACATCCAAAGACGCAAGCAAATCAATATCAAAAACTGGATTACCAGACTTAATAAACGCCTCATCAGGGCTGCGAGGATACTCCTGATGCAACTGCCACTGCGCCATATTCCGTGACTTATCCTCATACCAGTCATCGCCACGCTCACCATCAGCATTCCACGGATAGAAAATGCCCGCAAACTTGTTCGCTCCAGTTTGCGAACCAACCCACAACTGGTGAAAAAAGTTACCAGACCCGTTAGCGGTACTAAGACCCATCACCCGACCACCAACATCAGCAATCGGCTCAATAGAAGCCCACGCCTCCTCAGGGTTCGGCAAAAACGCCCACTCGTCCACAAACACCGCAAAAACCGACTCACCACGAGCAGGGTCAGAACCACTAGGCAAAGACTCAATCGCCGACTCATTCTCAAACACCATCTTAAGTTGATGGTCCGTAGTCTGCTTCGGACCCTTATTGCGCATCCAAAACGGCAAAAACTTGTAGCCATACTTAGACTTGGACAACAACTTCATCGCCTCACGTTCAGTGCGAGACAACATAATCACAAAACGGTCAGAAAAAAAATAGCACATCCAAAAAGCGTAAGCAGCAGCCAACGTAGAAAACCCAATCTGACGAGCCTTCAGCACAACCGTATAACGGTCCGACATCCAAGTACGCACAGTCTCAACCTGCGCAGGACGCAACACAAACTTGATACGCCCCTTAGACGGATGCTTAATGTGCCAATAGTTCTCACAGAAATGTTGGAATGCGGCAACCTGCTCGTCAACCGTAGCGTTGTCTCCGCCACGACACAAACGCCACTCTTTCTCGTGCAACAATTCTTGAATGTTCATAAACCCCACGGCTGCCAGCCGTTACCATCATTATGCTCAACACTATAGTCATAGATTGCTTTCGCAGCCTGCAGGTTAATCAACGGATTATACAAATCCCCACACTCATCCAAAATGCCCTGAGACTGCAACCAACCATCCTTAAAGTAGCGGGACGGTTTACACCAAAACATATTTATCTGGAATAAACCAATACTGCCACCATTCGGGTCGTCCCCGTTGAACACGGTGTATATGCAACGTGACTCTTTGTGCATAACCCGCAACGCCATCCGTCTATCGTAAATGGGGAACTTTACGAACGCCACAGCGTTCGCATACTCTGGGCAGTGAGATGACCGTTTCCAATCAGTGTGTGTTGGTGTCACCGCCAAAATGACGGCAAGCAATAGTTTCATCATTCCTCCAGTCTAGCACGCCCAACGGGCGTGTTTAGGCTATTGGTATGAACCCCGTCCGAAAGCAGGGTCGTTCGGGTTAACCCAACGCAACACAGGCGGAATCAACGCAGCCACAAACGCCTTCGCTAGGTCCATCGTTTCATAATCCAACGTCGCAACCACGGCAATAACAGCACCGATAGCCGAACGCAGATATGACAGTAGCATCTGCCATTGTTGTTCGGTGATGCCTACTTTGACGGTTGGCTTCTTTTTCTTAGGCGTTGCCATCAGTTACCACTTCCTTCCAATTTACGGTGTCCTCATCCCAAACATACGATTTTGTATCGTCGTCAGGATACGCCACTGGTGGTTCCCACTGGCACGTCGTTTCGTTCAACAACCACGAAGCAAAAGGTTGCGGCGGAATAAACGCATCACGGGCTGCATCAAACGTAAAACCGACACCAGCATAATTCTTTCTGAACGTAGAGTTATAACTGGTTTGCTTCCAGTTAGAACCAAGCCCAAGTCCTGCAAGGAAGTCAATTCCTTGCTGTTCGTTGGCTGGTGCTGGGTCTGGTGCGTCGGTATTGGACACCGCCAGCACACGAAGTACCACATTGTTTTCGTCTAGTTCTGCGAAGTATGCCATTGTTTTATCTCCTATGACCAGCCGATTGAGCCTGTGTCGTTAAACGTGTAAATATGGTATCCACCAGAAGTGGTCAATGTTCCACCCGTCAGAGTTGATGCGGTTGGCAAAGTATCAGCGTAACGAAGAATGACTACGCCTTTACCGCCAGAACCACCAGCAGCGGTGTATTCAGTTGAGCCTCCACCACCGCCTCCGCCCGTGTTGGCTGTTCCACTTTGCGTTCCACCAAATCCCGACCCAGTACCGCCACCGCCAATACCAGCAACACCGCCTTGACCCAAACTTGTGCCACCAGCGGAACCGCCACCACCACGATAAACAGCACTACCCGTAATACTGTTACTTAGTCCGCTTCCGCCATCACCACAGTTGTTTGTTCCCGTGGAACTATCACCGACAGAACCAGCACCACCACCGCCGCCAGAACCATAAATAAATCCGCCGTTACCACCGTTGTAGCCTTCTGCGGCGGTTCCAGCACCACCATAGATTGCGCCACCTGAATTGTTTGATGAGCCGCCACCACCTGCACCGCCAGCCTTACCGTTTCGCAGTTGCGCACCACCACCGCCACCACCAGAAGTAGTAATCGTGGACATTCCAGAACCAGAAATAGACGATGAGGAGCCGTTTGTTCCGTCATAGGCGGGATTTCCGCCACCACCTCCGCCACCTCCAGCACCGACAGTAATCGTGTAGGTTACACCGCTAGTGGGCGACCAAGTTGCTTCAGCCGACGTTCCACGACCAGACGTTGCGCCAACAACCGAAGTTCGGTAACCGCCAGCACCACCGCCACCACCCGTCCTTCTGTCTGAGTCGGCAAATCCGCCACCGCCACCGCCTCCACCAGCAATAACTAGGTATTCAACAGAACTTGGCACATACACAGGTGCCTGCCAACCGTTGCCGAACCATTGACCAACAATTGTTGAAGGACGTTGCCTTTGTGAAAAACGCCTAGGCATTATGAAACCACCAAACTACTTGTGCTGTTGAAAGTGTGAATCTTGTACGAACCAGAAGAAGTTATCGTTCCGCCAGTAATTAACATTCCAGCAGGCACCGCCAAAGTTGGATAACTCACAATAACAACTCCTGCGCCACCATTGCCGCCACCGCCAGTGCGAAACTGTGGACCGCCTTCACCACCGCCACCACCTCCGCCACCACCAGTGTTGGCTGTACCAGCCGAGCCCCTGTCCGTGATATTTGCTTTTCCACCACCACCGCCGCCAGTTCCACCCGTACCTGCTGGTGCGTAGGCGGCATACACTCCAGCACCGCCACCACCTGCGTAAGTTACTGATGAACCAGTAATAGTTGATGACACACCGTTGCCGCCATTGACTGTGCTACCAGCCGCACCAGCACCGCCACCGCCACCGCCCTTGCTGTTCCACACGCCATTAGCACCATTGTTGCCCTGCCCAGCCGTACCTGTTCCAGCAGTCTGCTGTGCGGGTTGATTGGTTCCACCACCTCCGCCACCGCCAGAACCTCCGCTTGAGGCTAAATCGTTTTGCCCACCCGCTTTTCCGCCCCCAATTGCGGTTACGCTTGCGAATATGGAGTTACTTCCATTTGCAGCCGCCGAATAGCCCCCTGCTGGATAACTTCCTGAACCAACACCGCCGCCACCGACAGTTACGGTTGATGACCCTATTGTTACTGCGGAAGCACCATTGAGCAAGCCACCACCGCCGCCACCACCGCCGCCGCCAGAGTTGCCACCACCGCCACCCGCAACGACGAGGTACTGAACACAAAGATTTCTGCCAACAATACTGCCGACATACTGACTTGGGCGGGTTCGCAAACCGAAAGACACGGAACGAACCTAGACGCTAATCTGGTTAACGTACCCGTGAATCGTAATCACATTAGCAGTTCCAGCAAACGCACGAACCACCAACGGAGTAGCGTTACCCTTAATCAACAGACCAGGGGCTACCAGCACCAGACCTGACTCGGCTGCAATCGTCAACTCAATGTCATCATCTGGCGACGTAGTGCCACCCCATTGAACCGTCAACTTAACAGCCGACGCACTGCTGTTGACCGCATACAACCACACCTCATCATAGGTGGTTGCCGTAGCCGACCCCGTGTGAATCGTCGTACCAGCCGATGCCGTAGCAGCAACCTTGACCGCACGACCATCGGTAGAACCGCTGAGTTTAACTTTAGTAAATGTTGCCATATCTACTCCTAAGGGTTATTGTTCCTTTTTAGGAGAATACTGCCGCACAAACGACAGCATTCTCAGAATCTACGGGGCTAGCAGGCACAGCAGCCCACTTAACCCCTGAACCTTCTGCCGAATCGGCAGTCAAAACATAGTCATTCGCCCCAACAGCCAAACGGACCGCCGTATCGGCAGCAGACCCCACAATCAAATCACCCTTAGCGTCAATCAGGGTTTCGTCAATGGGGGTTCCCACAGCAGACGTAAACGAACTTGTTGCGACAACAAACTCGGCTACGTCGGACAGCGAAATCTTTTTGGTTGTCGTTGCACTGGTGTCAACAACGGGCACCACGTCGGCGGCGTCCGCCGTAATGCTGGTGAGTGCCGTTAGTTGTGAAATTTTTAGGTCAGACATTGCCAGCCTCCAAAAGAATAAAAGAGCCGTCCTCTAATAGTAAATCGTTCCCATCCTCCAACTCTAGGTTGGAAACCACATAATCGGGGTCTGTCCAATATAGGAAAGCGGCATCCGACCAAGTGGTTGCCGTAGGTATCACGGCAGCATAATACTCAAAAGAACCCAAACGTGGCGACAAGTTCTCTGCGTGCAGCAAATCACCGAGGGTGGGTGCAACCGCAGGGTGCAACGCCCTCAGGGCGGTGAACATCGCATCGTTAATAGTGGTCATATACCTACTATTGTGCGTCTAGTTCCTTGGAGCGTTCAGCACGCAACACTTTAGCCTCTTGGGCAATCAAAGCATCCAGTTCAGCGTCCGTCAATTCGGCAATAGATTGGGTGTGTTCCACCTTAATTTGGGTTGGAGCCAGACGGTTCGTTGCCTGAAGATACAGTTGCGCTGCCTTGTTGTCTCCGCCCAGCCCCGCCTCATACAACGAGTCCAGCAGACGTTGGGTTCGCTCAGGCGAACCCTGCAGTTCAGCGACACGCTTCTCCCATTCCGCCTTGAAGGCAGGTTTCTTGTCCCAACGGCGGAGCGTTGACGAATCCAGACCATTTTGGTCGGCAAATTCTTGTTTTGTTTCGGGGATGCGGAATGGGGGTGGTG